AAGTAGTACTGATAATCCACAGGGATGTTGTGCTCCTCAACATACTTGGGGTCTTCGGACTTTTCAAATGCTTTCGCATTTGGATCATCCGTCTTTGTCAGTAAGTAAGGGACACGATCACCAGATTGGGGTTCTGATCCAGGTTTTCGTTCCCTCATCTTAACGACGACCTGAACATGTGATTGGTTTATATTCACACTCTCCGGGCTTGTAATCGACACTGGATCTCCCTTAATTTTATAGGTATCTGAAAGCGATTGACTCAAAATCAGCTTTTCATTTGGTATTTCACCAGAGAGGAGTTCGTTCGCCCTCTTTTTGGCCAACTCCTTGGGTGGTCCGGGATCACTCGATGTGAGAACAACATCGAGAAGCTCTTTGCACACCTCCCGTACATGGGGTGTGTTATCTCGGCGGACGACCTGAAGACCCTTGATGTCAATGTAGTCCATGTGCATCTGGTCATCCTTCCCTTTGGTCCAAAGTTTGGCGGCGTACCGTTTTTTAGAGTAAAGGAAGTAAGGCCAGTAGACCTTCTCGAGCTCAAGGTTGTTGGGTTTCTTGAAGAGGGCACTACATTCTTCCGCCGCTCTCTCACCCACCTCCCAACTGTACCTAACAGCGTCCTCACCCGTGCGCCCCCCAACATCGAACTCAACCATCACTGAATCGGTGTCCCCATACCTCACCTTTGCACCCGGGAAGTTAGCCTCCACATAGTTCTTCGTCTCCTCGATCATCCCCCGACCCCTACATGTCGTCGTAGATGCAATTGGGACACATGGGAGAATACCCTTCCCTGCACCAGTGAAACCATACACAGAGTTCATAGAAACTTTATAGGCCAATTGCTTACCATTATAGACCTCCTTCATCGACCCAGTGGCGTTAGCCATGTCCCGCTTAGCCTTTTTTCGGAACTGTTTGAGTTCGAGAAGAATGGCGGGTAAAAGACTTTCAACACCTTGAGCAAACTTGTAGGTTTTCTCACCAATCTTAAACGTTTCGTAAGTGACACCAGGAACGTTACCGTACCGCCTCTCGTCCATGACATACGTCGAATAACAGAGGTTGTGAGCCATCATGATCGAAGGATACAGGGCTTCGAAATCCAAGGCTGTGATTGGTGTGTAATACGCACCCTTTTGAGCCTCTAGAACCGTTGCACCCTCGTAGGGTTCTTCTGGAAGAGCACCGTACTTGATTGTCGGAACCATGTACCCCAACTCTCGAGCCTTCTTGGTAAGCTGACTGAACACCTTAATCTGCTGACCGCGTTCAACCAAGAAACACAGGGGGACCCACGTCGCCTTTGCCATCTCTAAGAGGTTGAGGAGTGTGCATAATTTTTTCAATAATTTATGGGGGAGGAGGGTATCTTTGATGCAGTATTCAGCAACTTCACCCAACTTTTGGGGATCGCCCTCCTTATAACGGGCAAACATCTCCTTTGGTGACATGTCAATCTTCTGGTCTCCCAGGTACAGTTTCGAAACTTCATTCAACTTGTACGAATCCAATTTGTAACCCTTCTTGACTTCGTGGAACATATCAAAGATGAACCTTCCACTCATAGGGAGGAGCTTTAGAAAGTTATCACCCAGGGCACTCGAACTCAACTTCTTCATCAAGAGGTCACTTGGTGGATCGTGGAGCTTACCAAGATTGAAAAACTCCTCGTGACACCCAGTCATGTGCGCCCTCTTGTAGAGGTACTCGAGATCGAAACCAAAAATGTTCCACCCGGTGATAATATCCACATCCTTTTCATGGATGTACTTTTGGAAGGCTTCGAGCATTCCCCTTTCGGTGTCAAAGCTCACAACGTTGGGTCCCTCCGTCTTCTTGTAACATAAGCACACTTTTTCGTACGGTTCGTCGCTTCCAAATTTACAGAGAGATAGGGCAATTTGAAAGCATGCATCATCCGGTACGTCAGCACTCGGAAACTTTCCAGTGGAACTATTACACTCGATATCGACCGACGCTACAACAAAGGGTGCGATGTCATCCCGATCCACTGGCTTCAACGTCCTCCAGTCATTACACCATAGGTCGATGTCAACCTTTGCGAGATGGGAACGAACACATTCGGAGCCTGTGTCCAACCAACCAGTGGATTGAATACCAGTGCGATGCATCAATCTCAGGACAGGATCCAAGTTCGATTCATAGACGTGATACTTCCTGAAAGTATTGTTATAGGCAAATACTGAATTAACCTTCCTACGGTCAGCGAGTGTCTTGAAGTTCAAGCGCATGTAGGCAAACATCTCATTATTTTGAAAACCCCATACATCCTTCTTCCTCGTGACACTGTAACTCGTGACATGATCTTCGCGGATTTTGTTCAAGTCATCGAACAGTAGCCGAACCTCTTGATCAGTTGTCCCCCTTGGTAATTTAACGAAAAAGTATGGTTCAAACACAGTCGTGACGCACACAGACTTACCATCTTCCGTTTTACCCAGAATACTAATTAGATGTTCGTCATCTTCATCCCTCGCCTCCCATGTCAAAGCTTGAAATACCACCATATGTTTATATCCAGCCAAATTTTTAATATCATTTACTAATAAATGTCTGCTGCTTTAATTGAGCTCGTGTCGGTGGGAGCCCAGGATGTGTACATCACTGGTGACCCCCAGGTCAGCTTTTTCCGTCAGAACTACAAGCGATACACCAACTTTGCCATGAAGCCCGAACGCATGGATTACATCGGTACATTTGGTGCCTCCAATGAAGTCACCATCCCCATTCGCTCCAAGGGTGATCTCATGAGCTACATCTGGATTGAGGCTGATGGTATCGCCGAGGTTGGAACCAACTCGGATGGTCTTTTCTCAAAGACCGCTGCCAGCCCCACAGAATTCCAGCTTTGGATCGGTGGTCAATTGGTCACCACACTTGACTCCCTTTACATTCAAGGTGTTCATAACACCCTCATGAGGGACTCGTCGGCTAAGGCTTCCTTCGCTGTCACCACCAACACCCGGAAAGAGAATCACTCTGGGAACTACTACATGATCCCCTTCTTCTTTGGGGAAGACTGGACCAAGGCGCTCCCCCTCATCGCACTCCAGTATCACGATGTTGAAATTCGTGTCAAGTGCCGTGATGGATTTACACCCAATGTGACCCCCAAGGTGTTCGGTAACTACATCTACCTCGATACAGATGAGCGTAAGTACTTCACGGACAATGAACACGAACTTCTCATCACCCAAACACAAAACCAACTCACCGCCAACACCGATACTGACATTGACCTGAGCTATTTCAATCACCCAGTCAAGTCCCTCCACCTCGTGTCCGGTAATGCCAATGATGCCAACTACGTCGAGGAATACAGCTTTGACACTGCATCTCTTTACATCAACGGTACCCCCCTTTTCGAAAACATGTCTAACGTGTATCACCATGACGTCGTCGCCGAAATGCATTGCACCGATCTCCCCGATGGTGCAATCGACAACGTTCCCACCTACTCGTGGCCCTTCTGCCTCACCATGAGCAAGATGCAACCCACCGGTTCCCTGAACTTCTCTCGTATCGATAACGCGAAGCTCACCCTTACCAACCCAGCCCATGGTAACCAGCTTCACCGCGTCTATGCGGTCAACTATAACATTCTTCGTATCAAGAATGGTATGGCTGGTGTCGCTTTCGGTAACTAGAAGCCTAAGTTAATTTAGAAAAATAAAAAATAAAAAGTAAGATGGTTAAAGTACGTAGCGTTCGTACAACCTCTTCGCGAATTGTGGTGGAACTCGAAAAATCCACTTTCAAACAATCCGCAAAGGAGAAAAAACTCATCAAATTTGCGAAGGAGGCTATCGACCAGCTCGGCAAGAGCTACGATGAATTGGAAACCAAAATAAAAAGACTTGAAGGAGATGTTAAAGAATTGATGACACATCGGGGGAGACTTGATATTGAAAATTTGGAACTGAAAAAACAGATCGCGGAAGCATCACTCGCGTGTGACACCCCGGGCTGCTTCGAAAATGAGATTTCAAAAACAAAATTGTGGGCGATTGATACCTTATTGAAAAAACTTGGTGCTGGACCCAGTCTGGTGAGGACATCCAAGGGTGTCTATGGTTGCGTCACAAACTCCCCGGGTATTATGTCAAGACGTTCAAAGACAATTGCCGCTGGTATCGTTCACTATTCGACTGAACCCATGAGCGCGAAAGAAAAGCGGGATTTTTGCAAAGTTTCGGGTGTCTCCGCGATATCCATCAACAAAATGACCAACATGATTCGGGATCACCTTTCTAGTTCCATTCATCGATGAGTTTTTTTGTTTTTTCATACATTCCCTTCGCGTAGAAAGTCTCATCCTTGAGATCTTCCCAAATTGTGAGTCGATGTTGTAGAAATTCTAGAAACTTACCCGGATCTTCCGGAGACTTGTAACGGACTTTTTCAGCCCTAAGTGCCTCTTCCATAGCTGCGGAACGTAGTTCCATCGAACACTTATCAATCTCATCGGGAGTCCGTCGGGTCCCAACCTCTTGTTTTTTTCCAAGTGCCATTTATATAATGAATGCTCTTATTCTTTATTACTGTAAAGCTTGTCATCGAACGTATGATGGGTTTGCTCAATGTTGTTTTGAAATGGATCACATCGAAGTAAAAATCCCAGAGAATAATAAATGATTCCCCTCATTCTCGTTGGTGGTCTCGCTGCTCTCACAGCCTACACCTACTTTGGACAAAATCTCATATCTCCAGAAGAAGCCAAGCGACTGATCAAGAGTGGTAAAATCAAAGCTGTCATCGATGTTCGCACGATCATGGAGTATCGCGCCGGTCACTACCCCAAAGCACTCCACATCCCAGTGAACAAGATGAATGAAAAAACAACATCAGAACTCCCCAAGAAGGGACTACTCGTCTACTGCAACACTGGACAGCGGGCCAGATTTGCAGCAGAGAAATTGGAAAGTTTGGGGTTTGAGGATGTTTATTATATCGCTGGACTTTACTCTACCTTACTTTAATCTATCAAGTCTGGGTTTTTCTCGATTTATAAACACTAAGACTTCGATTGGGTCTCTCGAGAGCTCAACAGAACCGTGTGTATTTAATGGATGCACATATTGAACACGAATCAAATCTACTATAACCTGTTTTTGACCCGAAGCCTGACTATAATGAACAGCCAACGCAGCCGCATCCTTTTTAGTTTCTTTTGGTAAGAAATCTCCATCATAAGAAACTACGACATGTGAACCCGGCCACCCCTTGACATGAAGCCACCAATTCGCCGCAGGACTCGACTCAGTAAGTTCATAATTCTCCTTGGCATTTGTACCAACTCTAATAGTAATTCCATCCAGTGATTCATATGTCTTCATATTTATTAATATATTCTATCCTTTATTTATAATGCATGTCATTCTCAAACCCAGTCCCTCTATCACTCATCGGTATAGAGTAACTTTACCATGTAAAAGGTCGATAGATTTTGGGAAAAATGGGGTTGACTACTACGTAGATCACGGAAATTCTCGTATCATGAGGGCGCAACTTCTTAGGAAGGGAGCAATCATCCCCAAGGAGGTGCGAATTGAGAGAGATCCCTATGAAATACATAGGGGTATGTTAAAAGTTAAGGAAAGTACTATAGAAGATTGGGATAACTACCTTTCTCAAGAGTATTGGGAGCGTTGGTTACTTATGTCATTTTCTCATATGCACAAGTCCAAGCTTTGGATGGCGACACAGGAGGGTGTGCTCTTCATGCCCGTGCCCGAAGATTTTTGGTATTGCTCTAAACCCCTGTAGAACCGAAACCACCCTCACCCCGGATGGTTTCCTGGAGGAGACCAATCTCTTCAACTGGTGGAGTCTCACACCTCTCTAAGACGAGTTGTGCGACGCGGTCACCCATCTTTACTTCCAAGTCCTTACTTCCATGATTGAAGAGAAGGACTTTGAGCTCACCTGTATAGTCAGGATCGATGACACCCGCACCAACTTGAATACCATTCTTCATCGCCAATCCAGATCTTGGAGCAACCCGACCATATACCCCGGGGGGGAGTGATACCGCGATGCCCGTGGAAATCAACCCACGATTACCACCTTCAATAACCCCATCACAATTGCTGTAGAGATCGTACCCTACTGCGCCACCAGAACCGCGAGTGGGAAGAATAGCATCATATGTAAGTTTTTTAACACCAAGGGACATTATACATCTTATTCGTCTTTATTCTTTAATGCATTGCACTCAGAGGGTTTCGAACCCCCGGCCTCAAGCTTACTAAGCTTGCGCTCTACCACTGAGCTATGAGTGCCACGAGAGACACCTCCCTCCCACTGAACACTACACTCTTCAAATCTTTAAGCACTTGGGGGTGTGTTCATATGACGCCTTTTTCTCGAGTATAGCCAAATCTTTCTCAACCTTCTTCTCGAGACCTGAGCACCCATGTTTCTCAAGATGAAGACAGCGGGGGCAAAAACTTCCACTACAGTGCTTACAGTCTATGGGCACCCCACATTTCTTCTTACACAGTTGACAGGGCATATACTATAACTGACATAAAGATTTTAAGTATCTTACAGATAGTATATGCTGACTCTCGCTATCGCAAAACCCACACGCCTACCTATCACCAACCGTTCTCTCCCCGAGTATGAGAAACTCAAGACCAGTCTCAAGAACTCCACAGCTGCATATGGTGCGGCTCTATCTACGTCATACTTTATTACGCAGGGAGCGGATGTTGGTGTTTCAGCAACCCTCGGTGCTCTAGCATCCTACACCTACATGAACCTTTTGTCAGATCATGTAGATAATATAGAGAGGTCGACATTTCAGAAGCAGATGTTTGTGCCAGTGAGCACCGCTGCCTTTGAAATGGCGTGGAATAATGCACCATTTGCGTTTGATTTTGATTATGGAGCTACATTCGTAGGATTTTTGGCGTACAAGTTTGCTCTGACTTCAGTTTTATACGAGGTAGTCCGCGACATGATTATTAGAGACACAATTGACGAAGATTTCTGAGTTTATTTCCGTGTGTAGCGTCGATTTCGTCGCCTTTGGTTTGCACGTTTTCGTTTGCGTATGGTGCGCAGTTCGTCAGTTGCTTCCATTATTTCTTTCCATATCCATATCTTACGTTGCACGTCGGGGCAGAGCGGGGCGGTAGCCTGTAAAAATGCGAATTTGACAGCGTCACTCATTTCAACTTGATTTTGTATATTTTTATTAAAAACTTAGGTTACATCTCCCCAAACTGCAGAAAGTTGTCGATCTTGCGTCCGATGCTCTTGCCAATGCCAGCAACTTTGTTGGGACCCTTGGCAAGTTCCTCACCGGAGGTCACCTCAAAGTCAAGGTTCTTGATAGCTTGGGCAGCCTTCTTGTAGGCAGCCTTCTTATGAACATCTGTCTCTCGGGCAGCCACCTCACCAAGGGCATCGAAGATGCACTCATTGGTCATAGGAGGCTTCTTCTTGAGTTCCTCGAGTCTTGAAATCAACCCAGTCTCGAGAAACTCATCAATCTTCTTGGCGATGCTCTTGCCGATGCCAGCGACCTTGGTCTCTCCCTTGGCGAGAGATGCACCATCCACGATGGTGTAGGGGATGTTATCGACAGCCTCGGCAGCCTTCCAGTACGCCTTGCTCTTGAAATCATCCATCTCAAGGTCGGAGAGTTTCCGGAGGGCATTGACGATCGCAGCATTTCGGGAGATGTGGAAGTCATCCTCATCATCAGACTCCTCGTCCTCGGTGCTTGCAACTGATTCGGTGTCGGACTCGTAGTCCTCGGTGCTTGCAACTGATTCGGTGTCGGACTCGTAGTCCTCGGTGCTTGCAACTGATTCGGCGTCAGACTCGTAGTCTTCATCCAACTCATCCTCGAGGTCCTCGATGACTGCCTTCAGATTGAAGATTTCAATCTGGTAATCGGAGGCATCTTCGTTGAGTTCTCGGACTTCCTCGCGGAGGAGCTTGTTCTCGTTCTCGAGCTTGGCAATGTAGGCGGAAATAGTAGAAGCGTTCATGGTGTTTCGAAAGTGAATGTTTTTACTTTGGGATGGACCCACTTAGGTTTTCAAAAGAAAAATAATGTGAATCTAAAATATGCTACTAGTGTTCGCCATCGTTATAACAGTTCTAGCATTTGGATTTTTATTAGTGACCAGAAAAAAAAGCGAACCCGAAAGAGGATCTAAAAGCGCTCGTTGGACGGTCACCAGTTAAATAAAATATTGTTTTCTATAAATGTTAACTGTACTTAGACCACCTACACCTCCACACACCAAAAAGGTAAATCCAATCAAAAAGTTCATAATGAAAGTTTTCAAAATCAAGGAGATTGATTATGAAAAGTTCCGTAAGGAG